AAAGGTGAGAAAATAGAGAATCCTAGATATTTATCTAAAAGTCAATCTAAGTTATCTTATACTCAACGAAGATATTCTAAAACTAAAAGTAGAAAAGCTAAACAAAAGCTTAACAAGATTCACACTAAAGTTAAAAACCAAAGATTAGACTTTTTACACAAACTATCAAATAAGCTTCTAAACGATAGCGAAAATCAAACTATCTGTATAGAAAAGCTTAACATTGAAGGTATGCTTAAAGATAACCCATTAGCTAAACATATTAGTGATGCTGGCTGGGCTATGTTTATCAATATGCTTACTTATAAAGCTGAACTAAAAGGTAAAAACATATTACAAGTAGATACCTTCTTTCCCAGCTCTAAGTTGTGTCATAAGTGTAACTATAAAAATGATAATTTAAAGTTAAATGATAGGGAGTGGCAATGTCCTAATTGTAAGTCTAACTTAGATAGGGACTTAAATGCAGCTCTTAACATTAAAAATAAAGCTCTACAGGAACATAGAGTTAAAATCAAGGATAGCTGTTTAGGTTACTAAAAGCTTTGACCCTTGGAGCCTTGATGCCTTTAGGTTAGAGGTAGTTCACAAAAAGGTTACTAATAGGAAATTGCTTATCAAAAATGCTACTTTTTGATTTGTAACTTTTATTTCATATTTTATTATTTTAAATCTAATTTTTGTCAGTTTATTAACGGTGGTTTATGAGTATATAGGTTGGAAGCGACCGAGTTAGATGAACTTGACAAACAAACAGATGGCCTTACTTTATTGTGAGGTCGTCTTTTGTAATTTTCTATTTCAATGAATTTTAGAGTAATAGCGATGGATGAGTTGAAGGATGTTTTCTTGAAACTTGAAAATTATTCTTTAACAGAGGTCCTTTATGCAGCACTAACCACCTTAGAAAAGGGTAAAGAGTTAGGTTGGCTTTTAGAAAAAACGGATAAAGAGCTTTACACGGCTCTCAATAAAATTGTAAAAAATGAGCGAGAAGAAGATGAAAAAAACTAAGAAGTCTGCTTTAGTTGCAGAACTTATAAAACTAACAGAGGATTATCTCACTCTTGTTGAAACTGTTAAAGCTTTAGGTCAAGAGTTACACGAAAGAGATTCTTCGTTAACTAATCCAAGTGAGAAAGATTTAGATTTTGTAAATGAAACTCGTGAGAAGTTTTTCCTTTATGAAATCTACAATCAGCAGGTGGGAATGTGGGCTTCATGCATTCATCATCTTTACAAGATTGTCTTACTTGACAAATTGGAAAACACTCTTGGGGAGAAGATGAAAGATACTATTGAAAAGATTTATCATTTAGCACCTGATGGTGTAGCAGTAGAAGGTTTGAATGTTAAATTCATTGACCCTAACCTGATAAACATCATGGATAATAAAGGTTTTGCCTTACCAGCTGAAAAATTTCAAGAGTTATTAGAACTTCAGAAGAAGAATGGCTAAATATATCAAGAAATCTGACGAGCAGTTTATCAAGAAGTCGTTAGAGGAACTGAAAGAACAGTTAGACAGGATTATGGAATATATCCAGGAAAATCCTTGGCAGAAGATGGACACGAATGTTCGTTCTGAAGAGTTTAAGTTTCAGACTTCTTTATTTGACAGTCACACGAAGTGGCTTAAAGCATACTTAGAGTTGTCAGGTGTCTTTGAATTTTATGAGGAAGCCATGAAAAATCAAGAAAAAGAAAGTAATGTTCGTCAAGGACATACTGAAAATTCTATGATTGCTCATTATAAAAGCGGAGAGCTTGACAAAATGTTGAAAAACTTAGAATGATGAGCCTGAAAAACGAATTTTTCATTTACATGAAGAATAAGCCTGAATGGGTGGAGGGATTATCTTTTGAAAAACAGACAAGAGATGTTCAGCAGTTTTATCTTTGGGAGCTTAAAAAAGTTCGAGAGGGTGTAACTGTTGGAGGACATAAAATCCACCCTTGGATGTATTGGCATTTAAACCATTGGCACATCCAGCAGGACATAATGTTACCTGACGGGCAAACAGAAAGGGTGAATAACCCCCCTATCCTCAGGGACAACGAATGGTTTTATAACGAAAGTGTCATAAGGGCTGAGGAAAACCCTAAGAAAGGGTTATTTATTATGGGTTCACGTCGTCTTGGGAAGAGTGTTTCTATCTCTTCTTGGACCATGTGGAACGCCCAAACAAAATATGGTGGTGAAGCATCTGCTAATACTATCATTGGTGGTTCAACGGAGGACTTAACAGCGTTAACAACTTACATGAACCACGGTTACGAATACACACACCCAATGTTTAAGATAAACAGAATTACCAAAGATTGGTATAGTAAGCAGGGTGTTATATTTGGAACAAAACTTAAAAACAACGAAACCGATGTGTTTTCAAGGATACAGGTTATCAACTTGGACATGGGTTCGAATACTTCGAACCAAAAGACTGCGGGTGGTACGCCTGTATCTTGGGTATTAGACGAATGTGGTAAGTTTGCTTTTAAGAAAGCGTGGGAGGCTGCGAGACCTTCTTTCGATACAGGTTTAGGTACTTGGCGTATTAGTCCATGGCTTTTAGGAACGAGTGGTAATATTGACATGGTTCAAGATGCTATGAGTTTAGCAAACAACCCTGAATCTAATAATTTGTTAGTTATGGATTGGTCTTTAATTGAAAGAAATAATCCTGACCCCACATGGACTCGAAAATCCTGGGCTTTATTTGTTCCTGGTCAGATGTCCTTAGCGATAAAGAAGGTAGATTCTAATCTTGGAGAGTATCTTGGGGAGAAAGACCCTGAACTTGAAAAGATAAAAATGCAAGTTACACCTTGGGAGAGTGCTAACGCGGAGTTACAAAATGAGTTAAAGAAGTTAAAAAAGATAGACACTGTTGCTTATTACAACCGTAGAATGTTCTATCCTTTAGACCCTGACGATTGTTTCCTTCAAGATAGTTACAATCCATTCCCGACGGCAGAAGCTATAACACATAAAAATGAAATTGTTGCTCGTGGTGATACAGGAAAACCTGTAGATTTACACATTAACAATAACAATGAGATAGTTTACAATATGTCAGATAAGGAAATAGCAGAGTTTCCTCACAAGGGTGGAAATATCGATGCACCTTTCATATTGTTTGAAGAGCCACCAGCTCCGAATAACAGACATATTCAACAAATATATTGTGCAGGTCTTGACCACTATAAACACGACACTTCTGATGGAGATTCCTTGGGTGCGTTTTATATTGTCAAAAGAAGAAGTAACATTTTTGATACTACAAAACTTGTAGCATCTTATGTATCAAGACCTAACACCATGGAACTTTTCAACAGAAATGTTGAGATGTTAATGAAGCTTTATGGGGCGGAGGTATTGCAGGAAAATGCGGATATATCGTTTCAGCAATATTTGATGAGAAAACATGAAGCTGACATTTGGTTAATGAATGGTGAGAGTTTAGCAAAACGATTTGTAAATGCTCGTTCAAATCAAAATAACAAATACGGTATTACTCCAAACACTCGAAACATACAATACGTATTCAATTTGGTAGTAAGTTATTGTTGGGAAGTATTATCAGATAAGAAAAACGAAGATGGAATATCAATCCCAATGCTTGGCATCAGCCGTATAAAAGATGTAGCGTTGTTAGATGAAATCATCAACTATAAGAAGGGACAAAACCACGACCGTATTTTAGCATTCGGATATGCTCTTGCGTGGGCACAATATCTTGATGATGTGGGTGTGGAAGTTGGTCATCCTGAAATTGATTTAACAGACATCAACAGGGCTCGTAAAAATTTAAGAAACAGAATAGACTCAGGTTCGTTTTACTCTACTAAACGTTCAGGTTTTTATTAATTCATAAGTTTAAATTTTAATTTTAATCATTACCTCTCACTTTAATCGGTGGGAGGTTTTTTTGTTTTTTTATAAAAAAATTTGCGAGTTTCAAAAATAAGTTTTACATTTGCAGAAAAATTTAAATTTATGGACAATGAAATAACATTAATGAAAGACGGAATCGATTTCTTTGCAGAAGGGAAACGACTTATAGAGAATAACTATAAGATAATAGCTTACTTATATGAGCGAAATTATTGGGAGCATAAATATGAAGGTATACCTTTAGAAAACCTTAAACTTACTTCTGTGGAGCAAATCGCCCGAGATTACGGTTTTAGTGAAGAAGAATTTTTTAAGTTGTTAGTCGAATTAGATATTTATAAACCTGTAACCAACGGTTATTATGTAAATAATGACTATGTTACGGAAGGATATACAAAATCAACTCTTGTGAGATACGATGATTCAGAAGGTGTTTCACAACTCACACTTGATACGAAATGGACTCCAAAAGGATACAGTTTTTTACAGGGACAACTTAAGAAACTTGGAAGATTTAAATTAACAAGAAACGAAAATTTATAATAAGATATGATGAACAATCTAATGAATTTGGATGGAGTGAATAATAGTAGCTCACCAAAAATGTCGAGTCGCGAAATCGCGGAAATTACAGGAAAGCGTCATGACAATGTTGTCAGAGACATCGATAAACTTAATAAATGTTACGAAAACGAAGGCCTCCTCAAAGTTGAGGAGGGGTATTACACTCTACCAAGCACTGGGAATCAACAACATAGAGAGTATCGGTTAAGCAGGATTCAAACTTTAGACTTGATGACAGGTTATAATACCGAACTTAGAATTAGAGTAAATCGAAGATGGGAAGAATTGGAAAACAAACAGGTTCAAAAATCCCTCCCTGGAACATTCGCTGAAGCGTTAAGGGCGTATGCAGATGAGGTTGAAAAGAACGAGAAGCTTATCGGTGAGTTAAAAGTTAAGAATGTTCTAATAGCAGAATATGAACCGAAAGTTACTTATTATGACCAAATCTTAGCATCTGTTGATACAATTACTATTACACAGATAGCAAAAGATTACGGGATGTCTGCTCAAGAATTAAATAAATTACTTCACGAACAAGGTATCCAATATAAACAAAACAAACAATGGATACTATATCAAAAATACGCAAAGCTGGGTTATACAAAGTCTAAAACCGTCCCTATTACTTATAAAAATGGAGAACAAGGTGTTGCTTTAAACACACAATGGACTCAGAAAGGTAGATTATTCTTATATGAATTGCTTAAAAGCCATGGTTATCTCCCTCTTATAGAACAAGATGACGAAAATATATAAAAATAATTCAAAATAAATTTGGAAGTTAAAAATATTAATTGTATATTTGCAAACATTAATTAGATAGTATACACATGAAGAAAATTTTAATGGGACTTATATTGTCCACAATGGTAATTAGTTGTTCGAGGGTTGAACCTAATTATGAAGGTGTTTTAATGGAAAACTATGGTAGAAACGGAAAAGAAGACTTTTCTACAGTTACAGGTAAACAGTGGGTTATTTCCCCAGGAACTCAGTTATACCAAGTGCCAATGTTTGAGACTAGTGGTGACCCACAGGCAGTGCAGGTTTCTGCGAAGGACGCGGGTGTTTTCACTGTTGACCCTTCCTATCAATATCAGCCTATCAGAGGTAAAGGTGTAGACATTGTTTTCAATTATAAACATTTAGGTATAGACGAGCCTGAGGTGATGATGGATAATGTGGAAAATGCGATATTAAACAAAATAGTTACTAACGCTTATAGAGAAGAAGCAAGAAACTATACCACTGACAGTTTGATGAACAATTTGAATACTTTTGAAAAGCAAGTTGAATCAAGACTTAAGAAAGAGTTTGAAGGTAAATTTTTTGTCTTAAATAATCTTACATCGGGTCTAAAACCTCCAAAGTCTATGGAGGAAGCAATTGAGAGAAGAAACAATTCTGTTCAAGAGGCTGAAAAAGTTAGAAACGAACTTCAAGTTTCAAAAATGAACTTAGAAAAAGCTAAAATTGATGCTGAAACAAATAGAGTTAAATCGCAGGGGTTGGATGGTAAACTGCTTCAGGAAAAATGGATAGAGGCAATCAGAAACACAGACAACAAAGTAATAATCACTGACGGTAGAACTCCTATAATTTTTAATCAATAATATTATGAGACACAATTTATTTAGAGTTTTCTTATTTTTATTAGGAAATCTTGCTATGGTGTGGTTGCTCAGATTGTGTTTTCAATATGAACCAATCCTAAGTTTCCTTTTAGGTTTAACTTACATTGTAGGACTTATCTACTTTCCATATAAAAAGATATGGAAGATTGAATCCAAAGAAAAAGCCGATAAGTACGTTTAATTTTGATTCCGTTAATTATCAAACATAAGTGATTCCTCTCGTTTCCCTGAAGAAATTCATATCGGGAGGTAAATCTGATTTTTTGCAATACTATGCAAAGGAGTTATTTGCCCTCGGACTTACTACCCGAGGGTTTTTATTTAAATCGGTACTATGTTAAACAAGGTAGGTAAAACGGCGGTTTAGTAATGTTAAAAAGACATTTTCCTATATATACTACACCACTACCCTATCCAAATAAAATACCACTCCAAAAACAATACCCCTCCCTTTCCAAAATCAAGAACAATAAATTTCTCACTCTCTAAAAAACAACCTTCATAAACCCATCAAATTTCCACGATAATAATATCATCTATACAATCATACCAAAATAACATTTAAATCGAAATTTACCCTACCTATGTAGCCCATAAAGAGTGTCTACATTAAACTATCAAATATAAAATATCAAAACCCGCGGGGAAGTATTGTTACCCAACTCACTCAACAAAAATTCATACATATATTCATATATGAATATAGTATGCTACTCCACCACCTCATCTAAAAAATAGATACCTAAATAAATATACCCAATATATATTCAATTCCTCTATATATATATTAACCTATATCTACCCAAATATATTTCACAGGTGTATATTATCCCATCTAATAACTTTCCCATTATACATGTCTATCTTTACGGACCAATTCCCGAGGTATATGTCAATCGAAATTGTATTTTTCTGTTTTCTCTGTATATGTCTATCCTCACTTGTAAAAATGCATTTCCTGTGTATATGTCTATCCTCACGACCCACGTACATTGAACCCCTCCCACCTGTCGCAGGATTTGGGTGCTACCCCCTACCTAAATTCGTGCTACCTAAACGCCTATTCATGGGCTTTTTTTGGTTTTTTCTTTTTCAGATATATTTTTATTTGTAACTATTTATTTGATACTACATTTATAAACTTACTTTTGTGGTTTATTTTTTATAACCTATATTCTCGGGCGCCGTTCGGTTTTTGTTTTTGATATGTTTTATCTTATATATATATATATTTGTATCTAACATTTAAATTATCTTTTTGTTATAAATTTGATTTTAGCTAATATCTTTTTATTTTGGTATAAATATACCTAAACAAAAATAACGCCCGTTTTTGATGCCTTAAAATCGTTTTTAACTACATTTATATGCTTATCATTTTGCACCTATATAGATACTTTATTTATACAGTTTTATTTTAACAAAATTTTAACATACTCACAAACGCCCTATTTATCGGCATTTATAAACTTTTTTATAAAAAACTTACTAAAAAATTTGTTTTGTATTGTTTTATTTTCCTATATTTGCAACATCAAAACGATACGAATAGAAGTTCATACATATAACGAAAAAAAAATTAAAAAAAAGTTTATAAAAATTTGTTCAATTAAAAAACTTTTACTATCTTTGCAAAGTGAAATTTAAATAAGTAATAATAATTAAAACAAAAAAGTTATGTTAAACAAAAAAGAAATGGTTAAGGAAATTGCAAATCTAATTATTAACCGCGTAGATTTTAGTGAAATAGATTTTACTAAACAAAAAGTAAGGGTAACTAATTTAGGAAATTATGAGATTTTTAAAGGTTACCAGACTGATGATTTGGCAGATGCTCAGCTTAAAAGGGCAATTTATGATGTAGCGCAACCAATTGTAGATTTTGATTTTACGGGAGAAATTGAGGAAATTTTAGAAATGCACGGGTATTTTGATTACATTGAAAAAGACGAAATGCGAGATTTTCCAAAGGAGTTTTACTACGAGATAGTAAATGAAATCTATAACGATGAGCGTTTCAGTGAGCAAATAGATTGGTGCGTATTTGATTACTAAAACAAAAAGACCTAAGCAAGTCTAAAAAAGGCTTATTTTAAAAGAATAAATAAAAAGTAAATAATAAATTAAAAAATCAGAAATCATGCAAGTATTAAGTATTTTTGTAGCGTTAGGGCTACTTATCACATCAGTTAGTTTTGTAGCAGGAATTGTAAATTTAATTTACATTGTATCAAAACCATATTTTAAAAGAATAGAAAATATCTTTACGGGTATATTCGAAATAGGAGCAAGTGCAGGGCTTACCTTGTTAGGCTTTATAAACCCGACAATGGCAATTATCATTGTGACTATGTTAGTAATCGGAGCAGTAGCAGATTTGCTACTTACAGAATGGGAAAAAGGGAATATAAAATTCCCTTCCCTTAAACTAAAACCGATAGCAGTCGCAGGAATGCTATTTGTAGCGAGTTTAAGCCAAGCGGTGGACTTGGATAATGTAAGACAGGAGGATTTAATTTTCAATAGTGATGTAACCGAAATAGTAGGTTATCGCACAGGCTCCGACTATGTAGAAATTGAACCGATACCAATCACGGAGTATGAAAATTTCAATCCGAAAGGTGTCATACATACTGAAACGAGAATAAAGGCATGGCACTTAGTAGCGATGATAATCGGAAGTGTGGGCGTGTGGTATGTAGGTAGGAAGTATTTAAAATTAAAATAAAAATAAAACCTTTAAGGTGGTATAGGTTAAACCTTAATAATAAAATAAAAAATCAATAAGTTATTTTAAAACCAAATCAAAAATAAAATAGAAATTACTTAAAGATATTTGCCTACTATGTAGGACACTTTTTTGATTTTTTATTATTATTATTTCTTTTGAGACTATCCAAATTTTGGGTAGTCTTTTTTCGTATAAAAGTAACCACATTTTGCACCTAAAAACTCAAAAAATACCAAAAATATAAGTGCTTGATAATCAAATGAAAAGTGCGTTTTTCCCTAGGGCAAAACACTTTAAAAATCCGATGCTAAAAAGTGTCAAAAATTGATAAATTTAATCACGAAAATAGGGCGTTTGCAGGGTGTTCGGATTGGGTAAATTGTAACAGGTTTAGGGCAGTAAAATTTCAATCGCTGGAAAAGCCCGTAAAATCGTGGGTAAAAAAGTCTTACTATCTGAGAATCAATTATAAACTATGCTGATAGTGAAAATAAGGTAAGCGAGGGTTTCAAGGCACTATAAAGATGATAAAAAATTTGTCAGTGCGGGCGTGGTATTTGGTATCCGATAGCGTGGGCGGTGGTTTAATATTGTTTTACTGAAAAATATTCATAACTTGCACTAAATCAATGTTTCATGTGAAACAATCATAACACTAAATTACTAAATTATAGCACGAAATAGGTGCTGATAGTGAATAAAAAATAAAGATATAAATAAAGGAAGTTATAAAATCTATATATATATATATAGGATATAATAAAACCTATCAAAAAGAAAAACACGGCACGGCAAAAAACGGCACGATTTGGCAAAATACAAAAACGGCGGTTTATATTGTTATCTGAAAAAAAATAACTTAAATGATACCTATATATATATATAT